AAAAGAGGTTAAGGATTTACATAAACAAATAGACATCGGAGAAAGACGACTAGCAGAGCTTCTTATCCCGATTGACGGATTAAAAGAGCAAGCCGAACAGACCTTACAGCGAGCTCAACAACGTGAGGAGGAGATCCGTGAGAGAGAGGAACACATCAGTGAACTTCATAATTTACTAGCGGAGAAAATAGATAGCCTTTCAGAACGTGAGTCACGCATTAAAGATCAAGAAGCTGAACTCATTAAACGCACATACGGCATAGAAGCAGAACGTAAAATGATATCAGATACGCACACTAAACTAAACGCTGAATTAGCAGAGTTTAGAGCTATGCAACTATCAGAAACCAAGATACTCGAGGAACGCCTAAAATCCCTCCAAATTCGAGAGAGAATGGCCCAGGAGTACATAGACACCAGAACACTAGAATTAAACGCTAAGGAGCGCATTTTGGACGATTTAAGAGGGGTTGCAGAACGTAACCTAAAGAGATTATCAATTAAACAATAACTATATGGAAATAAATGATTCAATGTTTTTGAAAAAAAATATAAAAAAACCAAAAGTTATCAAGGAAAAAAATGAAAGGGAAAAATCATATGACAAATGGATTTCTGAAAAGAAAAAATTATTAGCATCTAAATTAAAATAACTATATGGCAGATACATATTCAATCATTTGCTCAAAATCAACTGCTAACACACCAGCAATTGTATCAGGAGCAGGTACAGCATTGGCTTCAAACCCGGCACGAGCTGGATGGTCAATTCAAAACCTAGGTACTAACCCATTGTTTGTATTATTAGGATCAGGTGCTTCAACCTCAGTATTCCACTACGTACTCAAAGGAGGATCAGGGAATGATGACGGTCTAGGTGCTTTCTTATCACAAACAACCGGAACCGTATACACAGGTATTATTACAGTAGCCGGGACATCACCCCGATTCGTAGTGATGGAATTATAATATGGAACTTAATACACCAAAAGATGAATTGAAAGGTGTAGATCCAAACATCATCAACACAATCGCAGCATTACGATCACAGATCACTGAAAAAGAATCTGAAATCAAGCGACTAAATGGTGAGATTGAATCAAAAAAATACACTGTAGATCAATTACATAACCAAAAGGTAGAATTAGATACAGTAATTCCGGAACTTACAGTTAAAAAAGACAACCTAGAAAGTGATATTGCTGAACTTACTACTAAAAAAGAGGAAACTATTGTAGAAATTGCGAAAGCTCACGATGAAAACAATGCAACTTCCCTTAAATTAGCTGTACGTGAGTCAGAAATTAAAGAAAAAGAGGAGAACTTAAAAGAAATTAGTATTACCTTAAGTAAAGAAGCAGGAGAATTGGAGAAAATTAGTGCTGAACTAGAGAAAAAAGAAAATGCGCTAGAGGATAAGATCGCTAAATTAAAAGAAATAATCAAATAAACTTATGAATTATTCGCCAGGATTAAACGCAACATCGTCAGGAACTAGTAGCGTGCTCGTATTATCGAGCCTTATTCCTGTAGCTTTTGATTACATTTCAGCGAATTATGCAGGTGCTACGTCAGATGTATATACTTATAAATCCGGTGGATCTGGTGGAACTACTGTAGCTACAGTAACTGTGGTATGGACTGATGCAACAAAGGCAGTCTTATCAACAGTAACTAGAACATAATATGGCTAATAAATTTGTTTTTAACCCACTTATAGGAAACTTTGATCTTATAAATGATGGATCAACTGATTATTTTGAAACAGTATCAAAAAATCTTAAATCATATCCTTATGAATTCACCTATAGTGGCGCTGATATAGATTTTATAACGTATGATTTAGGTGGAGGATTAAGTATTATCAAAACATTTAACTATACTTCAGGAGATATAACATCGATAGTTTTATCTGGTGACGTACCAGGTGGAATTAATTTAACAAAAACACTTAGTTATATATCTGGTAATATTGATAATGTAATTTATTCATAATATGAAAAATAAAAAAATCGAGGAAGTTTCAGAATTAAAACCAATTGTCAGCAAGCTTAATTTCGCTATTAATATATTAGAGGAAAAAGTAGCTAGAGAATATGGATTAACACTTAGTGAAGTTCGGTCAAAAAAGATAGAAATTATTAACAGTCAATTAACAATTAATTAATATGTCAAAATCAAACACATTCGAAAACGACCTTTTGAAACTTATATTCAACAATGTAGATATTGCTGATATTGGAGATGCAGGAGGATTACAAAATAGTGCAGCAGCTGGTTCATTATATGTAGCATTACATACAGCAGACCCAGGTGAAGCAGGTAACGCTACAACAAACGAAACTGCATATACAAACTATGCTCGTGTAGCAGTAGGTCGTTCTGGTGCTGGATGGACAGTATCAGGAAATGCAGTAACAAACTTTGCTCAAGTAACATTCCCTGAATGTGGAGTAACGGGAGCAACAATTACATATGCTTCAATTACAACAGATTCATCAGGGGCAAGTAAAATACTTTACTCAGGAGCTTTGAGTTCATCTCTTGCAGTAGCAAACCAAATTACACCATTCTTTGCAGCAAGTACAGGTATAACAGTAACCGAAGACTAATATGGAACCAATTATCGTATCAAAGGCAGACTATGACTCAGGTAACTATCCAAAAGATGTACCAATTATGGTATCAATGGATGTTGGTATGGAAGGAAGAGGTGGTCTTAGTGTAGGTAAAAAAGAACCTGCTCATATAAAAATAACACTTAAACCAGCATAATATGATTAAAAATATCGAACAATTAGTTACAGCAGAATTAGACGGAAAAGAACTCCGTTATACTTGGCGTAAAACACCTTCTCAGGTTACTATTGCTGGTCTATGGTTCGATTTATCTATGAGTCCAGGACGACCGGTACCAAAGTATTGGTTCGATGCTCCACCAGCAATAGCTAAAGCTGTATACTATTCAACAGACGGTGGATTAGAACACGGAGGTGGTGTATCACCAAGTGAGAAGTATCTGAGATTAACTACAGGTATCGCAACAGCAGTAACCGCATTACCACTTACTATGATTCTATGCGATTATCTTATTTACTACCCATCTATAGATGATTCAGTCTTAGGTGAGCAGATTTTGGACAATACAGTAACATTACCGAGATACACAGATGGAGAAGGGGTACAAGTTATCGCAGTATCAGTAGCGGGTAGAACTGGTGGTGCAAGATTTTACTTTACTTACACCAACTCAGATGGAGTAAGTGGCAGAACATCACAGATTTGCTATCAAAACTCATCTGCTGCTCTTGGAACTTTACAGAATAGTGGTGCTAACTCAAATGTTTCAGCTATGCCTTTCTGTGGATTGCAATCAGGAGACACAGGTGTTCGAAGTGTAGACTCAGTATTTATGTTAGACGCTGACGTAGGACTTATGACACTTATTCTGGTTAAACCACTCGGAACTTCTGTAATTCGTGAAATAACTGCACCAGTAGAAAAAGACTATTTTATGGAAGCAGGTGTGATTCCAAGAATATATGATGACGCATACCTTAGTTTTCTTTGTCTCCCACAAGGTTCATTAGCAGCAACCGCTTTAATGGGAGATATTAAGACTATATTTACATAGTCAATTAACAACTAATAATAAAAATATATGGCAGGATTTACATCACAAAACCAAATAATACAAGCAATGACCAACGGTCAGACTTGGCGATCAGACTGGTCTAAAAATATGAACCCAACAACAGCAGCAGTAGCTAACGAGTGGCATACGCTTTTTCGTGGAAACGGAAACCCAGGTCCAGATGCTATCTTTGACGCAGGTGCAAACTTAACATTCCAAGCAGTAAAAGATACAACTACTTCAGCATCATCTATCCAACACGGAGGAAATGTACAACCAACTTATAATAAATTTCTATTGAGTGGTTCAGCGGTTAGTGCAGCAGCAACAGCACAACCAACAGTAGTAACCTTAATAGACGTTGTAGGTTTTTACCGAGTAACAACTGTAACTACCACAACAGCTCAAGCTACAACAAATACATTAGGTCAAACAGACACATTTACAGCAGACGCAGGAACAGATGTTTGTACTTGGACTTCAACTGCTAATATCCCGTCTAACGTATTAACTGGAACTCGTGTACGACTAACAACAACAGTTACACTCCCAGCAGGACTTGCACTCGCAACTGACTACTATGTAATCAGACTTTCTGATACAACATTTTCACTTGCTACATCATTCGCAAACGCAACAGCAGGAACGGCTATTGATATAACATCTACAGGTACTGGTACACATACAGTAAACTGGCTACTACCACGCTATACAAATGGTGCAGGACTAAACGCTATATTCTTTAATCCAGCTTCAACTGCGATGGGTGCGGCAACTCCTAACCTTTCACTTGGTTATACTAATTCAAATCAAACAGGTTCAAGAGCAACCCCTACTGTACTACCAGTAGGTAAAACAGCAGCATCTAACTCACATATCCTCTATACAGGTGCAACTGGTGCAGGTAAATATAATTACGCTGTACCAAGACAGTCAGGTGATGCAGGAATTGCTCAAATAGATACAATTCAGAACTCAATCTCATATGTATCAGGTACTTATTGTGTAGCACTTTATAAAGAAATCGCCCGATTCCCAGTTACGACTCTTGGTGTAGCAGCAGAACGTGATTTCCTAAACCAACTTCCTTCACTTCCTCGTATTTACGATGGTGCAGCACTTTATTTTGTAATAGGTAGTGGTGCAGCAACACCAGCGAACTCGGCATTTTCTGGAAATTTAGACTTTATTTGGAATTAATATATGGCATTATTAGGTAATTACAGCATAATACTGAAAAATCCAGTTACCTTTATTGGTGGTACGCAAGTTAGTAATGTCCGTAGTGCTTTTAATGCAACAGGTCAATTAAGACAAAGATATTACCCAGAAACTACTGGCGGTCTACCATCAACTACAGCACTTATGGAGGGATATTTACATCCAAACGCTTGGATGATGCCTTATGATATAGGTTCAATGACAACCAGTAACCTAAATGGTGTTGGTTCACTATCCTTAATAGGTGTTAATGGACTAAGTGGTGTTGTATCAATGTCTGGTTCTGGTTTACTAACTGCTACAGGGGGACTTCTGGCAGGTCTTGTTGTGGAAATGACAGGTGTTGGTAGTCTTACTGCAACAGGTGGTGGATTGCTACAAGGTATCGTTGCTATGGCAGGTTCAGGAACGCTTGCTGGAATTATAGGGGCAACAGCAGGATTATCTGTAACTATGGCAGGTATAGGTACTCTAACAGCTTCACCAAAAGGTACAGGAGAAATGGTGCTTGATATTTATGTAAACCAATCAGAAGCAACAGTACAACAAATTGTTGATGCAGTATGGTCAGCACTTGCAGCAGAATACAATGTTTCAGGAACTATGGGTGAAAAACTAAACGGAGCAGGTAGTGCAGGAGATCCTTGGACAACAGACCTAACACCTTACAATACAGCAGATACTGCAGGTAAAATAGTAAAACAGATTAAAAGTATTAGCCAAGCGAATTTATAAACTAACCATTATTAACTATATGGACTCTAACCAATTCAGAGAACTACAAAATACCATTGCTGAATCTATCGAAAAGAATGTAAATGGGAAAATCCGCAACTTGACTCAAAAGGTTGATGATTATATCAAAACAGATCTCGAACATAAAGAAACTGAACGAGCTGAAACAAATGAATGGCGAAAAGGGGCTGATGAAAAACTACAATTCGTCGTTGATCTACAGGGTTTTGGTAAAGTAACAAAATACGTTATGGGGTTTATAATATCAATTGGGGGAACTATTGCAATATTAGTCGGTTGGTTTCATAATAAGAGTAACTAGTATGGAATATAAATTACTTATCATTAAGAATAGATACTCAAAAAAGCTCAACTTAAAACTTGGGCTCGATTGGTTTTCTAAAAATACACCACTAAAGATATCATTAGATGAGATAGAAACGGACTACGACCTAGCCTTTAAAACGGTCGGAAATGATACATTTACAGGGGTAGTGGTATCAGATTACCTAAAGCTTAGAAAAGACGTGCCAGAGGGCAAATATAACGCCGTAGCACTTGTATATGGCAACGATGCTCCCGGAGTTAGAGTATCAATAGCAGAGAATACGCCATTGTACTCAGATACGGACTTTATTAGTTTAGTTAAGGTAACTGATGGTGGGAAAACACTTAACCACGAATTAATCCATACATTTTTTAAGAAACTTGCCCGGAGAGGAATTAACCTCCCGGATCCAATGGATACTTATTTAAATGATAGTAATTTAAATTCAAAAAACAGTAATAGAACGGCAGCGCTAGTGTTACTAAAACCACACTGGGAAACAATAGTATCTTTTAAGAAAAGTTTTATCCAAACTATCATTGAAACGATAACACCAAAAAAAAAGTATAAGTATTTCTCAGATAGTGAGATCGTAGGATTGAAACCGGAGCTAGTAGATTTACTAGACAAAGCAAGAGAGTTAGCTGGGATACCATTCAAGATATCCTCAGGTAAACGAACGGCATCAGAAAACAAAAGTGCAGGTGGTGTAGAGGGATCGGCTCACCTGTTAGGATACGCTGTAGACCTGGTATGCAATGACAGTAGCTCCCGGTCGAAAATTATTAATAGTTTAATTAAGGTCGGATTTACTCGGATAGGTATAGGAAAAACATTTGTACACGCAGATTGTGACCCAAATAAACCTCAACAAGTAATCTGGCATTATTACTAATATGAACCCATCAGATTTTTTAGGAATTACAATTATAGGAGTAGGTGCATCATTGTTGGTACAATTTATCAAAAACCAATTTGGTACTCAATCAACTGCTACTAAATTAATCCTAGTATTCATAGCTTTGGTAACAGGTGCAGGATATTATGTCCTACAACTTAACCAAGACTTTTATCAGATTGTTATTCAAATACTTGGTATAGCTTCAATAGTATACGCATTTATAATCAAAAAATAGTATGACTGTAATAGATCAAAATAGAGTACCTGCCGCCTTAGGTGTCTCAAACGCAAATGGATCGTCAGTTATTCCTGTATACGGAAACCCAGCGAATAACGCTATGAAAGCTGACGACAATACTACTGGTTCAGATTTAGGCGGAAACCCAGATCCACGAGATGCAAACCGCAAAGTAGCATTTATGGCAGTATCGTCAGTAGATGGTGTTACACCTGTTGCAGTGTATGTCGACTCAGCAACAAATAAACTATTAATTAATTCAAACTAACTATATGGCTGAAGCTAAGAGAGATGGTAACTATGTACCAACATTACTTGCAGTATCAAGTGCTGATGGAACAACTCCGGTAACATTATATGCTGATCCGACCACTCACCGATTGTTCGTAGATTTACCAGGAGGTGGTGGTTCAGGAACAGTAACTAGTGTATCGGTTACAACAGCAAACGGTATATCAGGAAGTGTTGCAACAGCAACTACAACTCCTGCTATTACTTTAACCTTAGGTGTTATTACACCAACTAGTGTAAACGGTATCACCTTTTCAGGTTCAGGAAGTCTAGCTAATTCAGGTACATCAAGTTTAACTGGATTTACTGGATCAGGTACACATTCAGGAACCTCATCAGGAACCAACACAGGTGATCAAACATCAGTATCAGGCAACGCAGGAACCGCAACAGCACTTCAAACTGCACGTGCAATCTATGGTAATAACTTTGACGGTACAGCAGCACTAACTCAAGTCATTGCTTCAACCTATGGAGGTACTGGTAATGGTTTTACAAAATTCACTGGTCCAACAACAACTGAAAAGACATTCACCTTACCAGATGCAAGTGCAACTATTGCACGAACAGATGCAGCACAAACATTCACTGGTACGCAAACATTTAGTCAAATTGTAACAACGAACAATGCAGTAACTGCATCAGCTAATGCTGCAACCGTTCCAATTACATCACGACTAACCACGGTAACTAACAACTCCGCCGCAACCTTAACTATTACTATTACCACCACCTCAGCAGTAGATGGCCAAATGGTTATAGTACGAGTATTAGATTTCAGTGCAGCAGCTCAAACAATTACCTGGGTAAACACAGAAAACAGTACGGTGTCAGCTCCAACAACATCAAACGGATCAACAACTCTCCCATTGACGGTCGGATTTATGTATAACAATGCTACATCTAAATGGCGATGTATAGCATCAGCATAGTATGGCCTCTAGATATTGGGTCGGTGGTACTGCTAACTGGGATGCAACAATTGGTACAAAATGGGCAACAACCTCAGGTGGAGCAGGAGGTGCTGCTGTGCCAACAACATCAGATAACGTATTTTTTGATGCAAATAGTGGATCGGGTACAGTAACTATTGCAATCGTAGATGTAACTTGTTTAAATATAGATTTTACTGGATTCACAGGAACATTAGCAGGTTCAACAACACAACTACAACCTTTAGGTAATATTACATTGGGATCAGGTATGACTTGGAGTCATTCAGCTGTACTTAACTGGTTTGGAACAGGAAGTTCAACATTTACAAGTAATGGAAAAACTACCACATCAACATTACAATTTACAGGGACTGGTACAATGACATTACAAGATGATTTCACTAATACTGGAGCAGGTGGATTGTCACATACATCAGGAACTATTGATGCAAATAATAAAAATGTAAATATAATTAATTATAATGGTTCACCAGCAGGTACTAAAACACTTACAATGGGTTCAGGTACGTGGACCTTATCAGGAACAGGTACTGTGTGGACTGCATCAAATGTATCGACACTTAATGCAAACACATCAGTTATTAAAGTAATTGATACAAGTGCATCAACGTGTATATTTGCAGGTTCAGGTAAAACATACAGTACGGTTTGGTTAGCACGTGGAACAAGTTCAGGTATTAACACTATTTCAGGTTCTAACACCTTTGCAATATTAAAAGATAACGGAACAGTAGCCCATACTACACGATTCACAGCAGGAACCACACAAATCATTTCAACAGCCTCAGGATGGCAAATATCGGGCAATTCGGGGCAATTAATCACCATTAACTCCACAACAACAGGTACTCATACTTTATCCTGTGCAAGTGGTAACATTTCAGCAGATTACTTGGATATTCAACACTCAGTGGCTCAAGGAGGTGCAAAATGGTTTGCAGGTGCCAACAGTACCAATAACCAGGCAACAGCAACAGCAGGTAGTGGTTGGATATTCCAACAAGTGAAATCCCTTATTATTGCAGGAGGTGGTGGAGGAGGTATTGGAGCAACCGTTGGAGCTCGTTGGGGAGGAGGTGGAGGAGCGGGGGGTTACCAAGAAAATGCTGCGGTATCTGTCACGGCTCAGGCTTATACTATTACTGTGGGAACAGGTGGAAGTGGTGGTGCAGGAGCTGGAGATAACGGAACAGATAGTTCTGCTTTTGGTATTACTTCTACTGGTGGAGGAGGAGGAGCTGCTGCAACATCAGGAACGGGTCTTACTGGAGGTTCAGGTGGAGGAGGAGCAGGAGCCGCTGGAGGTACTGGGGTTCTTGCAAACGGAGGGGCAGGTACGGGTGGACAAGGAAATAATGGAGGTGCAGGATTTAGTGGTAACAGTTCTACTGGAGCTGGAGGTTCAGGAGGAGGTTCTGGCGGTGCTGGAGGTAATGCTTCTGCGTCAACAGGAGGAAATGGAGGGGCAGGTACAGCATCAAGTATCAATGGCTCATCAGTTACACGAGCTGGTGGAGGAGGAGGTGGAGGTGTTACTACAGGTGGTACTGGGGGTTCAGGTGGAGGAGGAGCTGGAGGAACAGATGGAGCAGGAGCAAACGCTACAGCAAATACTGGTTCAGGTGGAGGAGGAGCTAAGAACGGATTTACAGGAGGAAATGGTGCAGATGGGGTTGTAATTATCTCATTTATAACTACAGATTTTGCAGACTTAGGTTGGACTTGCACTGGTGGAACAATTACCACTTCTGGTTCAAATACAATTCATACATTCAATAGTAGTGGAACATTTACTATTACTGCTTCTGCTACAAATAACGCACAATTTCTAGCATTTATGTAAGCCTGTAGGGTAACCAATGAATTGGTTCTCCTATCAGTCTCGCAAGACTGTTTAATTATTAACAAACAAAAGATATGTCCTGGAATATAGAAACAAACCCAGTAACACAACGGCCTGAGGTTGTGATTAAGGGGTTCGAAAATGGGATAGCAGATTCACCTTATACCGGTATTGCGGATATGAGGAATATTAACGTGAGTACAGCAACAAAACAGGCCAATGTTGCTTTTGCAAACGCAGCTGTGACATTACCACCAACAGGATATACAACCGTTGCTTATACAGCGGCATCAGGTACTGATGTATTTACTACAGCAAGTACATCTGGATTCTATACAGGTATGGCATTAACTATTGTAACCGTATCCGGTGCAGGTGGAGTAACTGCAGGATCAACTTATTACGTAGGTAACATTACAGCTACAACATTTAAGTTATATTATGCTCCAGATACAGGTATTCTTATTGATATAACTTTGGATATAAGTGGTACATTCACAGTTCCAACATTTGGAACACCATCAGATTCAATCTCATATACAACTACAACAGCAATATCAACAACTAGAAAAAAATATAAAGATGTTTATATTTGTACGTCAGATGGACTAGTGTGGGCATTAAATAATGGTTTAATTAATGTAACTCCTGGAGGAACACAAGATCCAAATCGTTTAACTTGTTTAGGTAATATAGCTCACTCAACTGCAGGTTCACCACAAACAGGTATTGCAGTATTTAATGATTATTTATTACTGTTTACTCAAAGTAAAATAGATTATATAAATATAAACTTAATAACAGGTTCAAATAACCCTAGTGCAAACTGGCACTATGCTTGGAAATCAACCACTCAAAATAGTCAAGGGCATAGAGCATTAGCTGCTACTGATAATGCTCTATATTTCTGTAATGATACGTTCATAGGCTCACTTATTGAAATAGGAACGTTTGATCCAACCAACGCAGCAACATACACCTATAACACCGCAGCTCTAGCATTACCAACCTTTGATCAAGCAACTTGTTTGGCGCAATTAGGTACATCCTTGTTGGTTGGTGGAACTATGAACTATGTGTATCCTTGGGACCGGATTAGTACATCATTCTCTTATCCAATTGTGCTTGCTGAGGAATATGTAAAATGTATTGTTTCAACAAACTCATCGGCTTATATACTTGCTGGAAGTAGAGGAAATATATATATAACAAACGGTGCCAACGTTGAGATATATAAAAAATTCCCGGATTCTTTATCAGGAACTGTTGATCCTGTATACGACTGGGGCTGGGCTTTGTATCATAAAAACCAAATATTCTTTAGTATTTCATCAGCAACTAATTCAGGAACTACCATTAGTAACTTTGCAGGGATATGGTCATTAGATCTAACTACTAAAGTGATAAGAATGAGTAATTCGTTATCATATGGTACTTACTCAGGAACAGTACCAGTGTTAACATTGATGGGTAATGTACGACCAACAGGCGATGGAATATACTCAGGATGGTTCAATAGTACCGGAGGATTAGATTACACTTCAGGAAGTCCTTATATTAACTATGAAGCACGGATAGATAGTGATATTATACCAGTAGGAACATTTCTCAATAAAACATCATTCACTAACTTAGAATACAAACTTGCGAAACCTCTAGTATCAGGTGAAAAGGTAAAACTTTCACAACGATCAAACCTCAATGATTCGTTTACAGAAATAGGAAATACCACCACAGCAGGTGGTGTATCAGATTACTACCTAACGAACTTTGAAAATATGGAATGGATACAGATACGAGCTGAACTATCGTCGACAGCAACGACTCCATCCTATGTACCTTTATTAGAAATAAGAATAAGATAATTATATGGATCCAGCAGAAATGTTCGCCAAAATTAAAGAGATGGTAGCTAATGAAGCTAAACAACAAGCCACCGCAGTGTTTAATGATTTAGGTACACAGTACAACGTTGGTAAAGTTCCTACTCATATGCACAACGGTATAGATTCACTTAAAATACCTCCAACCAGTGTTGAAGTATTCCAAGTACTACCAGCAACCAGTGGAGGTGTAGTAGATCCAGCAATAATAGGAAATAAAGTAATGACACAAGGTCCAACAGAACGAGGATACGGTAACTTTGCAACAGTGAGTCAGGCAGTATTCCCAGTATACCCAATACCAGTTATGTATGGGAATGGTGTCGGGGTTGATTCAGCATTTAGTTATGGTGATGCTCCATCTGGAACTATGGTATTCTTTGATAACGGTCTCACATTATCTGGTCTTTACATTAAAACAGCTAATGGATGGTATGGGTTTACGCCCGATACATTCGTATAAAATATTATGAAAACATACACATCATATAGAAACCTATTCGGAACACATACAGGAAACACATCGACTGCTAACTTAACATTCGGTGACAGCCTTGTGAATGATTCCCTTAGATATCTAACAACTAAATATTTCTTTAATGAACGTAGTCAAGTAGTTCCAGGAGGTACCGTAGCAAGTCAACAAAACTACAACCTCCCTTACAATATAAAAACCCTGCTCAACGTGTACGTAACGGTTGGTACAATTAGATACCAACTTACAGAAGCGCCAAACAGAGTATTCTGGGATTCATTAAACTTTGTACCGTATACATCAGACATCCCTCAATTTTATTTTATATACAACAAACAGTGTTATATATTCCCAACCCCGGCATCAAGTGGAAATTCAATAACCTATAACTATAAATGTCGTATTCGTGAATTATCACAGGCTGACTATGTAACCGGTACCGTAACATTAACAAATGCATCGTCAGTTATTACAGGAGTAGGTACAACATTCACATCAGATATGGTAGGACGTTGGATTTATGCAACACCACCAACAGGAGATGGAAACTGGTATGAAATTGGATCGTATACCTCATCAACAGTCCTTGGATTAGTAAACGAATACCAAGGTACAACCGCATCAGGAATAACTACCTTAATTGGTGAAGTTCCATTGTTAGGTGAGGATTACCAAGACTTACCACTGTATCGATCGCTTGAAATCTATTACACATCACGTGTACCAGATCCAGCACGAGCAGGTGAATACACCAAACTATATGAGGAGGGTGTGAAAATGTTAGATGCAGAATTCGGTTCAAAATCCTGGTCGGTAGCAATTACTCCTGCAGACGTAGAAGTAAACAACCCTAATCTATTTACTAGAAGCTTATCTTAATACTATATGGCAATTACAACCCCACTAGCCTCAAACGCTAATAAAACAACTTCATATATAAATAATGCCTTTGCTAAGAATTCAGGTAATACTTTAAGTAATCAATTAGGTGTTAATGCTAAAGCTCCGGCTCCAGCAACATCAGGAAACACTACCATCAAACCTAATATGTCAGTGGCTCCTAATATGTCACCGAAATTCATAGGACCAATGGATACTAATTCAGATGCAACAAAGGTAAAGAATATGCAAACTCAGCTCAATGCTAAGAATGCTGGTCAACCAGGATGGACTCCACTACAAGTGGACGGTATCCTTGGACCTAAAACAAAAGCTGCTCAATCATTCAAACCTACATCTACTAATTCAGGAACAACAGGAGGTTCAAGCTATTCGTCAGGTAGTACAACAGGAGGTTCATATCAATCACAACCACTACAATACCAACCATCTCAATATCAAGCTCCTACACAGCAACAGCCAGCTCAATCAAATGAGATGAGTCAAAACCAGGCATTGTTACTTAAACTGGCTCAATTAGGTGGTACATCAACCCCTGAATACAAAGCAGCTCTTGAAAAAGCAAACTCTTACAATGATGCCTTATTGAAAAGCCGTACTAACCAAGCTAAAGGATTAGCTGAAAACGCAATGAATCCTATTCCTTTGCAATTCCAGCAAGGTCGAGCTCAAATACTACAGAATCAATATGGTCAAGAACAAGCAGCACTAGGTGCAGCGTATGGTGCAGCTACTAACCAACAAGGGCAAGCTAATACCCAACAAGGACTACAACAAGGTGCTTTGACATCAGCAATTAGTGCTACACAACCTCAAATGCAGTTTGGTATGTTAACTAACCCACAGACAGGTGAAATTGTAGGTGGTCAAGGATCTAACGCACAACAATTGATGGGTAGTTCATTACAGAAAGCTCAACAAATGTTTGCAAATGGTTCAACATTCGAGGATGCGATCGCACAAAGTGGATTAGCGCAGTTTGGTAATCTAGGTAGCAGTTTGTTATCCTCTGCGATTATGTCAGGAGGTGGAGCAGGTTATAACCCTACCGCTTACAATACTCAAGTAGGTGCGAACCAACAGAACCTAGCAAATACACAAACAGAAGCTTATAAAGTAGGTCAAAACTTACAACAAGTAAAAGCATTGGAAAGTGTAATGCTTGATTATTTGCAGAAGTCCGGTGTTAACCCATCACAAGCTCAAATGTACAATGGTCCAATCAATGACTATCTAAGTAAAATTGGTAACCCAGGAGCAGCAGCAAACTGGGCATTGCAAATGGGAGATCTTAAAAACTATACCAGTCAGTTAATGGCTAGTGGTTACGGTGGAACACCAACCGGTGCTGAATCAGCATTGATCAGTCAGGATCCATCTAAACTAAGTTATAAAGATTTGAAAGCATACCTTGAAACATTGTCTCGACTTGGTAGCAACCGATTGAATGTACTTCAACAAGGGGTAGGTCAATTAGGTGGAACAAGTGCAGGTTTCTCAGGTAACCAAGCGCAACAGTACAACTCAGTACCAGTGCCAGCGCCATCAACAGGAGCTCCAGGAACAGGTATAACAAGTCAATCAGGTCAATTTGCAGCAGGAGTAGGAGCTAATACATTACCAGGACTAGCTGGGTCAGTAGGTACTGGTGCAGGAATTGGAATAGGAAATAAAATTATTTCAAGCTTCCTGAAGTTTTTACCATTCTAATCTAAATACACTGTATGGATAAAACCAAAAGAGCGATGGCGATCGCTAAAGCAATAGCCTATGCAGAAAATGGTGGTAAACCTAAACTTAATGCATTAAAAGCTGGTAAGACTGGAGAATTAAAATCAATATTCCAGTTTATGCCAAAAACCTGGGAAAACTACTCAAAACAAACTTTTGGTAAAGTAGTTCCACTAACACACGAAGCTGAATCAGAAGTAGTCCTAAACAAAGTCAATCAATGGCTTGATAAGGGATACAATGAGAGTCAAATAGCCTCTATGTGGAATGCAGGAGAGGGACGACCAGATGCATACAAACAAAATTGGAAAGGAGTTAACAGTAAAGGAGTGGCGTACGATACACCAGCCTATGCTAAAAAAGTAGCTTCTTATACCAGACAGTTCGAAACACAACTAAACACCAATCCCAACCTAAAAGATGTAACTAGTGGACTAGCTGATTTACCAGAAACTCCAGTACAAAAATCAACAGGTGGAGGACTTAGACAGTTAGCAAACTCGTCAATGGGTATGCCAACAGGACCAGCCCCTAAAACAATTGGATCATTAGTACAATTAGCTAATGGTGGTGGACAGATGTAAACAAAAAGCCCCTCACGGGGTATTTTTGTTAATTTAATAATTTAGTAACGATTACGAAACCAATTATTATACCTACTATTTGTAAAAATATCATATAGATTTTTTGGTATGTCCGGCCCAGCGAATAGCTGCTCCTTTCTTTCCAATGTTAGAATAATGTTTCTTGCCTAACTTTTTTGTTTTTGATCCCCCTTTTGATCCCCATTCCTGGAACTGTTGTAGTGTTAGTTTTTTTTCTGCCATAGATTTCCTTGTTTTTCTTATAAAGTACCCACCATAGTGCCGGGGGATTAATAAATTGTTCTGCGGTGTGTAATGTTATATAGAGATTTTCAACGCTCCAGTTCTGTGTAAGTTTACATACCTGGAGTAGTGGCCTTTTCAATAACTTAGCTGTTTTATCACGTAGATCGGTGGACTGTGCTATTGCACGCTTTGGTGTAGTTTTCTGTGCCTGAAACTTTTGTTTCAATGCTTCCATTGTTTTACTAAGGTCTATCTTTTCAAATTTAACAATTAAGTCCTCATTGTCGAGATATTCATTAGCCATACATTTAGAATGGTACAGTATCTAAATCCTCAGCAGTAATAACAGGTACTCCTCCGTTTTTCATTGTTTGATATTCACTAGAACTAGTGATTTTATCTTTAATGAAATCTGGTTGTTTTTCAAATAATGCCTCGTTCCAATTATCATAACTTAATACCTGAGGTTCATTGATAGCTGGTGGACAAGTCATACCTTTAGGTAAAGGTGTGTAGTTTTCTAAACAAGCGAATACTCCTGAGTTATCTTTTTTAGGTTTATGAACTACTGTAACAAGTAGATCCTTACCAATTAAGCTTTCGATATCAAATACGTCCATCATACCATCATTATCCAATTCGAGAGCTTTTGGATCACAAGCGGTAATAACTCTACGTAATGTTGATTTTTCATTAAATGATAATGTAAAGTCCTGACTGATAACTCGTGGCTGTTCTCCTTTCTCTTTATCAAACACGTGAAGTTCAGTAGGTAATTCAAATCCAATACGTACTTTGTTTTGGAGTGCTCCTTGGTAACCAACAATGGTACCAATATGAATCATTTGATAAATACGTGCTGCATAACTTCCCGCTTCAATTGGCTCGACTGATTCACCTTTCTTATTTGTTGCTATAATAGCCATATAATTTATGTGTTTTTAGTCTTTATAATAAACCAGGCCGACTAAGCGCTGGGGACTAGCAACGGGGCAACCGATCTCCTCGAGTACCCCAGTACAGCCACCTTGTGTGCAACCAGAGAGTCGTCTTAATCCATCACCTAATTACTAGTCCTCAATGCTCCTACTCATAGGGTACCATACCCGGATAATATAGCAAGGGGGTTATCAATTAAACTGTGCATATCTTTTATACCCGATTAGTGAGGTTGGTTAAGGAATAGAATACCTCACCAAAGCCCCAAAATTGACCTGTACGGGGTTTTACATAAGAGGTCAGTAGTTTGTACCATAGCGACCTAAACCCTTGCTATTTTTTGGCAAATATGCAAGACTATTAATACATCTTTGATAGATGTCAAGCGTTTAGTAAAGTATCGTTAAAAACTTAACCTTAATATTGCAATTTAGAAAAGAGAATCCTACAGCGGGGGTTCTTTTTTATTGGCTGGATCCTACAGGTGATAGAAACACCTATCGTGGGGTATAGCCCTACCTGCAGGAGCCAACCAACCACACGTTACCGTGTGCTAGCTAGCATATCTTGTTTCCAAACTTGCTCTTTCTTTTGTCTTTTCTTAGCAATAGCTTTTTTAGCACCACCGTGTTTTTCAAACCATTCTTTTGAAGCCGGTTCAGAAATCATTTGTTTTAGGTCTTTTATTGTTTTCATAATAATTAATATTAACGTTTTCTATAAATGCGCTGACTAACTGGAACAGGTACGTGATCTCTGAACAATATCCAAGCTTTAGCTTCCTGCTCTTTAGCTACAAGCTTTACTTTCTTAAGTGTCATATTAGTCACTATAAGCTCGCTTATGTTTTTGTTGCCACGCTCGTTTTTCTGATTCATTTAGTTGTTTTTCTGGTCCTTTTGGCCAGTCTTTTGTTTTCTCAGCACGTTCAGCATCTGTTAACATTCTACTCTTTTTTAACACTACTTTACCTGATGGAGATAACTTTTGTGCCATCATTTTTTTACGATATTCTACAGCTTTTTTATGGTATCCATCTGGTTTTTCACTTTCTTTTTTACTTCCAATTGGTCTACCATCTATGTGTGTTACTAACTTAAATATGTTTGACATATAATTTTATTATTAATCTGAATAATAAGCTGACGATTGATTCCCGACCTTTTTATCCTCTTTAGCACCTTGGTTAGCCAAGTCATTGTTATAGTATGCTTTGTCTTGGTTACCATCGTTTTCAAAGGTATTTAGTTTTTCTTTATCACTTGCGATCAATACTTCCACATCACCATAGTCCGGTGAGCATTTTTCTGCTTCAGTAATGTCGCTAGTGTATAGTTTTGAATTAGGATTTGCCATACAGTTATAAATTAATTGTTAGTACCAAACCAAGTCGGATGAAATGATGCAAAGCGATTTTTAGTTTCACTCTTTTTTTGGCCCATTTTCTTAACTACTTTAGTTTTGATTTCATTAGAGGTTCCTTTATGTTGTTTGTTATGATCTGATATCATACTTTTCATTATCTTTTTCTCCTCTGGGCTGTTAAAGTCTTTTTTCATATTATTTTTTCACTTTATATCGTAATGGTACACTTCGACCTTGTTTTTTATAAGCTCGTTCCATAGCTTCTAATTGTGTACTTGAAACGTGTTCCATTTTCTTAGCTACTTGCTGTTTCATAACAATCCTTTCTTGTTCTCCAGTTTTACGTTTAAGGTATTCATTCACGTCTTTTTGAGTACGTGATTCCTTATTCTCTGATGTATGTTTCCAAGCCATATAATTAATCAAATTCTCTTTGAGATTTATGCCGTTCGAGGGCATCTATAAATGACTCACCTTTTTTACTTGGTTTCCAGGTTCCATTGTCAAAGCTCGCTGCTTCTCGTTTATGAGCTTCTAGTCTATCAATGAAACTACCTTTATCCGGTTTATACCCTTTTCTTGTGTGATCAGGTTTTGCTCTTAGCTTTTCTATCTCTTTAGAATACTTTAGAGGGTTGTGTGGCATTTTCTTGGACATCTTTTCTTTGATATATACCTTTTTACCAGTCTTCACATCGAACATTTTCTTACCTTTTTCTTTTTCTACTACATCGTGACCTCCGATTGGACTCATTGATTTCATATTATTGTATTGGCACACTAGCCATTAATTGTTGCGACTGAACCCCGACAGGTTCACTCGGTTGTTCTGACAAATTATCCTCTGCACCACTTACTGTTCCTGTTGGTTGGTCCGTTGGCATACCTCCAGGGGCAGGTGGCATTTCAAAGTCTTTGAACATTGCCTGTGGTGGGAGTTTACCTTGTTCTACCATTCTCCAGGTTAACAAGTCTTTAGCTGATTCATATGGGTTAGGGAAGTCCAGTTTTTCATAGAATGAAATTGGATCAATCGCCTGAGCACTCCATAGGTCCATAGCTTCGTTACGTTGTGTTAGTGGATCCTTTGGTACAAGTGACCCTGTCTTTACAGTTACGCTCACTGGTGATTCAAAGTCAGTATTAATCAATGATACAATTTCCTCTTTGTTTCTATCTAATCCAATTGGGAATTGACGTTCATCTATGTAGTACACATACATCATTTGTACAAACCAGTTGTAAAGTGTTTCTGAAAATAGTTCTATATATTCTGTTACACCTCCACCAATACGGGATGAGTCCAATTGATTGATAAGGATTTTACCTCGTACTGATTCCTGTGTTTTAGTTCCCTCCGGTGATGACCCTGATGTTCCGAATATGTTTCTTAGTTCATTGCGGGCATCTCTTAAGTGGTTAAATACATCAGCAGCCAATTGAGGCGCTTGATCTCGTTGGTATGATGCTCTGATATCACCCTCTGGTACCCATAATGGGTTACCTCGTGAGAGTTGTGTTGCTGCTTCTGCTGCCTGTTCCTTGGTGAAGTACTTACCTGACAATACTATTCCATTGTTTTGTGACTCTACGTTTCTATCGATTTGTTGGTATCGTTTGTTGATAGTGTCTTGTAGTGGAATGTTTTGTGTAATTAAAGACGTTTCATCGTGTGGTTGTTTCCCTAGGTTAAATATCGTTAGGAATGAATAAGGTATCCGTGGTGATGCAAAGTGGTTTCTACCTTTTACAAATTGTTTCGATGCTTTACCTGTTGTTGGATCTACTTTTTCTATTTCTCCATCATAGTTCCAGTGCGGGTTTTTAAACTTACCTAGGATATGACTATCAATAGTAAAGAATACATCTAGGTTAGTCCACCATTCAATGTAGGTTATCTTAGTTCCCCAGTTACCTTGTACATAGGTTTCTATGTAGGTTTTAGAGTTCGGAAACATCTTAGCTAGTTTCCGGGCGGTTGTTTTCTTTTTTTCACCTAAGTATTCACCCAAGTATGTACCGTTTACTTCTATTTCAGCATTTGGATCCAGGATTAAACGACTTGGTAATATCTTTTTAATATCAAAGTCACCTTTCTGTGTATCCCATACTGTTTTCATACAACCAATTAAGTACAGCACCCAGTCACGTGTCACTCCCTTGAGTTTCATACGCATCATAGTTTCTTGGCCTTTGTAGTTTAATATCGGTTGTAGTGTTTTTGATAGCCGGTTTTGTTGACCGTTTATCATAGCTACATTTGCTTCTGGAGTGGCTCGTGTTGCAATTGGTAGGAATGTTTCTACTGCTTCAAACACTAAGTTATCTACTAATGGACGCTTTGTTCCTGCTGTTGTTAAGTCGTTATAGTGTTTTCCAATCCAATAGTTGACATTATCCTTTTGTTGCGATTTAATATCTTTTGCATACGCATCATAACTTGATATCCACATCGAAGTCATCTTATTTATCTCCTCGTCAGTCAGTGTTGATTGGAACTCAGGTAACAATTCACTTGGCTGATCATCCTCGTCTAAACCTTTTTTCCCTTTATTTAAAGGACTAAATAGGCCCATCACACCTCTCACTGAGTTAAACGCATTACGATTATTAATTATTGCCATAGTATTATTGGATCAGATTGATAATAAGTGAATTATATATGTTTTTTAAAAGTCAAGCAAATTAATATTTTCTTTGAGGTTGAAATAAATGTTTTCCAGTAGGATCAGTTGTGTATCCAACCTCTCCGATTGACTCTTGAATGTTAATAATTGCCCCCTCACCCTCCATAAATCTATCCATCCCGGTTCTCCAGTATACGGTTGCGTGTACCCAGTCATCTCGATCACTACGCATCCATTTGTGTCGTATTTGTCCTAGGTTTGTTTCCTCTGATACTCGGTAGATGTGTGACCAGTGAAGCCAGTAATCGTACCATTCTGTTTCGTTTCCATAGATTGGTATTCGTCTATCAGTAAACTCATCAATAACTAATTGGATGGTTTTGTTTCGATCAATAGTTACTGAGCCCTCATCATCATTCCAATCAAATATATTTTCACTCTTACGGTCCAGTCGGTAATACGCTAAGAATATGCGGTTTTTAAATCTAGCTCTTAATTCACGGCTGGCTATGATATCTCCTCCGGAGTCTATAACCATTATAGCTTTAGGCCATCGCTTCATTAATGCTTCCAGTTCTGAGTAATCTTTACAGGATCCGTAATAGAATATCCCCTGCGCATTACCAATAACGTATCTAATATCAATCCCTGGATCCACTCCAATAACAATGCGCCCCTCCTGGGTGTTCACTGCATCAGTTAGGTTACGCATAATGGTTCCTTTGTTTACTACGTTACCACTTCCTGTGTATGGTATTCCTAATACGAAGTTAGCAAAGAAATCAGCGGGTTTATTCTTTTCCAAATCCTTGATAGTGTTGGCCGATACCCACGGACACATTAATAAGCTGATCCAATAGCCATTTACCCCGTGTGGGTTCTTTATTGCATCATAGGTCCTATCTCTCCACCTAGCTATCCATTCGCCCCCATAGCGGGCAATTTCAGCCTTACAGGTGGTACAACCGAAGTACCACTCATCCTTATCCTCCTCCTTTTTCATTATGTTATCCATTACCAAGAATTGCTTTTTCCCGCATTCTTTACAGGTATAGAAGTAATGCTTTTGATCTGATCTACTCCATAGCTTGTGTACTCCTATCTCTGGTACACTTGGGTTACTAAAAAGCCACTGCCAGTGATACTTGGAGTGTTGTAAACGTGAATAGTATTGATCAACCACTTTTAGGTTACTGCGGTCTACCTCATCGTGAATGTTTAAGTCTGAGGATGTTGAGAGTGCTTCTCGTTCGCTCCAGGTTCCTCGGTAATAGATAACTGAGTCACCTACACGCTTTTGTTCAATAGTATCTTTCTTGGATACCCATTCCTGTAGTACCGGGTTCTGTTCAATGATACGGTTTACCTTTGAAGTCACCAATGTATTAACGTCTGAGTAAGTTGGCATTGTATAGATCATATCCATTTTCTTGGTATGAGCTACCCATAAGCTTTTAATGATTGCAGTGGTGGTAAATCCTACCTGCGCTGCTTTCATAATAGCCTGAAAAGGAGACAAGTCTGAATAGATGTCCCATAGGAATGAGTGCTGTGTGAAGTCTAGCTTATTACCTTGTTCATTCTTTATTTCGTATACTTCATTAAAGATATGGATGTCTAAGTTAGCCAGTTTTTCTTTTGTCACTTCATCCATAGGTTTATTTAGTCTTTTTAGCTTTTAATTGAGCGGCCACTTGTTTAGCTATCTCCATAACATCATCACTTGCCTGGTTTAATGATTCTCCTCCTGTTGTTAGGTCTATTCCTTGTTGAGGTTGTCCATCCATATAAGCCCACAGTAATGACATAACTTTTGGATTACCTTTGTTGATTGCTTCTAGTAAGATACGTTCAACGAATAGGTCCTCCCATTTCTTTCCATCGCCTTTGGGTGACATATTCTGTAATGCATTAAAGACAAGCGTGGAAATATGTTTAGCGCCTTTTGGTTTACCTGCAGGGTTAAGAACAGAACCTTTTTCAAGTTGTCCTTTTTCATTTCTTTTTACTATATTTTCACTATTATTTAATGGAATATCATTGTTCATACAAAAAGTATAACACCTCTGTTGTTATTGTCTAGTATTTTAATTAATTAGTGCTATACTGGTATCAAATAAAAGCAGTTCTTATGAAAAAGAAAGCACCTATGGTTAAAAAAACTACCATCGAACAAGATCGTCAGTTGTTGCGCTTAAAAGATTACTTAGCCCTTGAGCAGTTTACTGACACCGGCTATAAGTTATAACCAGATTAGTTTGGTTGTACGTCCGCACGGACTTCCCCGACAAGGAAACCCCCTAGCAATAGGGGGCTTTTTTTATACTATATTCATTTTCCCATACTCCTTGTAGTACAGGTTATGTGCTGGCTGTAATGTATCTCTGCGTAGTAGCTTTCCGTATATTGGATCTGTTCTACCATCGTATTTCCGTATAAAGTACCTAGCTTTACATCGTTCACAGAATACTACAATAATCCGTTCATCCTCCTGGATATACTTCATTTTATGCACTGAGTTTATATTATCTCCGCAGGTCATATGGTTGGTAGTAAATAAATTAATAATAACAATAACCACCAAGGGCTCGCTAACACTCCAAGTAGTATAATTAATACTATATTGAAGTAACTTACAGGTTTCATACAATTATTCTACAGCACATATAGCATCTGAGTCAGCTGATATGAAGTAGTATTTTTTTTCATCTTTACTAATAACGTCTACGGCCCACGCTTTGAAATATAAGGTTTTGCCTACTAATTCATTTACTGAATCTTTATCATATTCACCGATTGAGGTCATCCATACTTGATCTCCTATTGCTGTAATAGTTCCGTGTTCCTCGATTGAATCTGATTGAATTGCGCCGATTTTTACATCTTTAATATCTAGCTGTATCTTTTTTCCAATTGGTTTCATATTATTTGGTTTCATTAATATCTGAAATAGCTACCTCCATTGTTATATAGGTTGCAGCTGTTTCTAATGCGTTTTGAAATGCTGATCTGGTTACCCGGGCTGGATCAATAATACCTGCCTTGATCATATCTACTGCTTTACCTGATGAGGCATCATATCCTTTTTTATTTGGTAATCGTTTAACAATAGCTGAGTAATCCTCGTCACAGTTCTCAATAATAGCTTTCAATGGTTCCTTTAGTGCGTTGCGTAGGATAGATTCACCGATTGAATTACCTTTGAACTTATTAGAGATTCGATAGAAGCACATACCTCCTCCCTCTACAATTCCCTCCTCCAGGGCGGATTTTGTAGCGTTCACTGCATCCTCTATCTTATACTTCTGGTAAATTCGTTCTGAATCAACGTGCGCACCTACTTTTATGACTACCACACCTCCTGATAACTTATCAGCTCGATCATTTAGGAATTTCTTTTCATAAATGTTTTTAGTGTTGTCAGCTAATGCTCTAAGGGTATCCTCTTTTTCTTTTGCTGCCGGTGACTCATTGATAATTAGTGTTTTCTTATCGCTAGCAACAATTTTTTTAACCCTACCCAAATGTTCCAGTTTCACGTCACTAAACTTAAGGCCGGTTAGTTCTGATACAAGAGTTGCACCTGTCATAGCTACCATATCCTCCAGTTCTGCGTTTCTTGCTCGGATCACTAAAGAGTTAAACATACCAGCTGCCTTTGATTGTACTAGACTTCCTAATACTGAGTTTTCAATGTCACTTACCAATAGGATCAAGTCGGTTATTTTATTAACCTCCAATAATCTAAGTAATGTCATTAAGTCCGGTAGGCTTGAGATACGTCTATCAGTTGCAAACACTGCCACGTTTTCCAGTTCACAAGTTCCGTTCCGGGCGTTGTTAATAAATGCGTGATGTGCAAATCCTACGTTTGTTTCTAATCCTTTACTGATCTCATAATCAATAACAGGCTCTGAGTTATCCTCGATATTGATTGGTTTGTTTTTACCTGATTCTTTTATAATCTTAGCTATCAAGTCACCTAATTCTCTTGATTCAGCAGAAATGGTAGCAATATCTGCTATCTGGTTGTCTTTAATTGGTTGTGATGCTTCCTTAATGTACTTTTTTACCTGTTCACCTGTTTTAATCAATGAGCGTTTAATATCCATTGGACTCTCTGGTCGTTTCTGAGCTTCATCAATAATTGCTTTCAGTAGTACTGATGTGGTTGATGTTCCATCTCCTGCATCGTCATCTGTTTGACTGGACGAGTTTTTAACTAACCAAGCACCCATATTTTCTAACTTGTCAGATAATTCAATAGACATTGCTATTGTTTTACCATCATTGGTTAGTTTTGGTTGCATCTGGTCATCTATAAATGCATTACGTCCTTTTGGACCGATCGTGGTACGGATTGCTTTACAAACAGTATCAATACCTACCTTGATCTTATCTTTTGCATCACGTCCGAATAATACTTGTTTTGCCATATTTATTCCTCTATTACGTCACCGAGTTTTATCTCCTGGCCCTCGTGGTTTCGGATGTACTCAGTAACTGGGTTAACACTAATAAATTCCCCTTTGGGTTCATCTCCCATAATGATTGAGTTAATGGTTTCCCGGGTTAATTCCTCTGTGGTTATATGCTTATGTACCTTTTTAGCATAATAAAACAAACCACCAATAAAACCTGTAACTAATCCAATAACTAATCCTAATAGGAAACTAGTCATTTTTTTCCTCAGCTACCTCATCAGCTTTTATGTTTGTAAACACCATAATTGGTTTTGCTGTAATAGCATCAGGTCCATAGATCATTTCTATACTAATAGCGAGTCCATTATCGTTTAATATTCCAGTTATCTGATCTGATACTTTTTTGGCCAATTCCTCTTGTTCCGGTGTCAATTCTACTTTTTTCATATATTTTTTATATTAATTACTAATAAACACCTAAATAATACACCTGGGTACTAAAAAAAGCAAGTACCTTGCCTGCTTTTATAGTCCTAGAGCAATAATATCGTCTAGGCTAGTCACTATATTATACTTACCACCTGCTTTTTTTGTCTTATACTCGAATATTTTCTGATTTTCGCTTTGTTTTCCTTTAGGTTGCTTCACTTCCAAACCCCAGAATATACCGTCCTTTATGAGAATAATATCAGGGACACCGTTTATGGAATACTTGGGCATTGATCTGAAATGGTCTTTATCGAATATTGGTGTGGTGTTTTGCCGCCAAAAGAAATACCTTTTATATTCTAAATAATTACAAATAGCTAGTTGTATCTCTTTCTCTAAATGTTTCGCCATATAGTTTATTAAGTCGGTTTCTTTTAGCTATTAAGTCTATTGCCTTGCTGTAGGCTACTAGTTCATCATCTGTTGCCCTATTGAGCATAATCCAGTCCACTTTATCTTTGTAGTAGTCTATTCTATCGTGGATTGGTTTTGATAAGGGTATTATACACCATTTTTCATTAACCTGACGGCCGGCATAGGTCAAGTTGTGATGCCAGTCTATCTTTCCATCAGTAATACCAGTTAAGGCGCATTTTTTATAGTACGGATCGTTTGCCATCTCTGTTCTCAGATCATCTGGTATTTTTCTCATACTATTGCCAGGTTATTTCCTCGCCATTCTTTATGATCTTATCGTTGCAAGTGTAGTTGCAGTAACGTCCTATAACAACATCCACGTACTTTGGATCGAGCTCCATACCGTAGGCTACACGTCCTTTTTTACCTGCAGCAATCAAAGTTGCGCCTGATCCCATAAATAAGTCCAATACTAAATCTCCGGGTTTACTTGAATTGCGTATTACATATTCTATAAGTTCAACAGGCTTCTGTGTTGGGTGTACGTAATCTCCTACTGGCTCTCGTTTCATAGTCCATATAGTCGTTTTTCCATTTCTATCGGCATTTTGTACTGTTTTTGCCCATTTAACTAAGTCATCTATTTCTTTGTGGAAGTCCAACACAGTAGTTCCTGTACGATCACCATAGAATTTTACACTATCAGTACCACAATAGAACATTGGTTCGTGTTTTTGTCGGTATTCATTCATTCCCATACCTGCGTTTGGTTTGTTCCATATTATCTGGTTTTTTACTTTCCAGTCGGTTTTGTTTATTTCGTTCTTGAATTGGTCTTGAGTCTTTGGAGAGTGGAATACATACCAGGCTGCTGTTTCTTTTGTTACTTCTGAGTATCTTTTGAATACTTCACCTAAGAATGTATTAAATTCTTCTCGGCTCATATTGTCGTTTAATATACCCTCTTTAGTATTTTTCCCTGTTCCTGAGTAATCTACGTTGTAAGGCGGATCCGTAAATACTAGGTCGGCTTTTTCTCCATCCATTAATTTCTCCACATCCTCTTTACTGGTTGAGTCACCACATAGTATCCGGTGACCTCCTGGTAATTCATACAAGTCACCAAGCTTTGAAATTGGTTCATTTTCAGGTAAATCTGGTACTACGTCGTCATCCTCCTCTTTAGGGTTATTGAAGTCTAATAGGCCCAATTCTAGGTCACTGAAGCCTAAATCACGGAGTTCCTGCTCATCAAATAATCCTGCTAGTAATTCATCATCCCACATACCTACATTCTTATTGGATCGTACGTTGTAATCCTTGAATTCTTTAGGTGTTAATTTTCTATTTGGTACACGTACGTCTGTTGTTTCACCTCCACGTCCTAGTAATTGCATTACTCGCATTCGTTGGTGACCTGCTACTAAAATATTATCTAAATCAATTGCGGGAATTTCTACAATATCGAATTCCTCTATTGATTTTGTTAATTGTTTGGCCTGATCCTCAGTCATTTTACGAGGGTTCTGATCAAAAGGGATAAGGTCATTGATAATTCTCTGCTCTGTATGCCATTTTAGTTTAAGTTTACTCATAATTTAATAGTAGCACATAACAAAAAAGATACAACAAACAAAAAAGACACACAGTGGTGTCTTTAATGCAATAGGGTTTATGAGCTCTTTTGGAGCGGGTAGGTCGACGGGGAATCGAAATCTACCTGTTTCAATAATATTCCCATTAATTTTATTTGTCAAATATTTTCCTGCGGATAATTATACATTTAATACCTAATACAATCCTAATACAGTAATACAAATTCAATAATGCAGTTCTATAAGTTATTTATTTACTTGAGCCCCTTTTTGACAGCCCCCCCACCCCCCAGTAACTGTTGAGCTTAATAAGCAAATTTATAAAAACTTATTAAGTTCGTTACTTGAGAGTGGGAGAGCAGTTATCGATTTACCATCGCCCCGGTTGATTTACGTTTCAACCTAACTGCCCTATAAGATTTATGCTTTACTTGCTAATCTTAATTCGCCCCAGCAAGTACCCTATTGGGTATACTTGTGATAATACTATTCTCTCTTTTTTTGTGCAAATCCTGGACATCGAAATAGCACGAATCTTTGTTATAGTCTAGTTGCATAATAACTACCCCCTTGCTATAATTGTAGTAGATATGGGTTGGCTAGTCACTTCCCCTTATCATAGTATCGATTAATGTATAGATTAATTTATTTATGAAAAAAACTAACTTTGACGGAATTAAGGATCGTAAAGCTAAATGGCCAGAGGAAATTATGAGTTGGGAAAGTAAACCATTTGATACTGGAATATTAAAATGTATTTTATTATTTTTATTAATAATTACAACATTATTCTTGTTTATCGGACAGGATTATATTATCCATTTTTTCACCAAATAATATGAGTTTAACAACAGATGCATACTTGGATTCATTTCCAAATGAAGAGGTAGGGTTTGATATTGATCAAGCAGAGGAGGAATATTTAACTTATGAAAAACGCCGAGAGGAAGCTGACGATCGTGATCGTTCACTTGCTGAAGCGGAGTTTTCAGAAAATATATGAAAATAGAACAAGGAGTAAAATTAGCACTTGATTTAATGAAAGCTAACAAGCGCCGATCCTGGACTCTGGTTCTCAATATGGATATCTACAATGATTCCTTTTGCGATCACAGTACCAAATCCATAGGATTGTCCCGGTTATTCATTGAATCAAATACAAAGGAGGACGTACGTCAAAGTGTACTACACGCCCTGGCTCACGCTTTATGTAAACCTGATGCTGGTCACGGAGATGAATGGTTTACTATGTGCCTAAAGATTGGAGCTGATCCGGTTACGTTTAGAAAAGATAAAAAGTCGCCTACTAATATAGTTTATTAACCTATGAATACATACATACAAGACAAGTTAGATGAGTTAGATGACAGGTTCGCCATTATTATTGATGAAAAGATTGATGATAAGATTTACAAAAATATTGATTATGGAGATTTTTACGGTAGAAGAGATG